GATTATAATTCTTGGTTTGGAAGTGGTTTATTACCACAAGCAAGTTTTGTAGATGGTTTTAGATTGTTTAGTAGTGGTAATATTTCAGGTAGCATATCCCTCTATGGAATAAGGAGTTTTTAATGGCTACTAATTTACAATTTATAAAATCTGCTAGTGGTAGTGATGTTTCAACACTAAATATTACAAATTGCTTTTCTGCAAGTTATGATGTTTACCAAATAAATATTGTTGAGTATATAAATAGTGATTTGTCTGATTTTTTTGTAATGAAATTCATAGATAGTGGCGGAAGTGTAATATCGGATAGTGAATATGATAGTGCAAATTTAAATATGCGTATGTACACCTTTTTTTCACAAAATAGATATACAAACAATTCATCAATTCAAAACATTGGTTATTCACAAAGTAATTCAACAAGTTCAACTGCAAACACTATAAATATTTTCAATCCATTTGATAGTTCAAGTTTTACATTTGTTAAGTGGCAAGGTGTAATAAATGTGCATGGTTTTGGTGGTGCAGGTGCAAAAGCAATAGGAGTTCATAAGTCAGCAGAACAAATAACAGGTGTAAGTTTTGAAGCAGGTAACTCAATAAATTCAATAAAAGTTAATGTGTTTGGTGTTAAATAATGGCAGGTAGTTTAGTTTTAATTCAAGAAACAACAATAAGTACATCAACTGCAACTGTATCTTTGGTTGGTATTGATAGTACCTTTAATGTTTACAAAGTTGTATTTAATAATGTTACATTTACAACAAGTTCTAACACAGGATTTAGAGCTAGGGTAACTGTTTCTGGTACTGCTGATACAACTTCTAATTATGATAGAGCAAGTTTAGGTATAAAAGCTAATGATACTTTTGATGAAAATAGTGCAACCAATGAAACATCTTGGGATATAGCAAATACATCATTAGACGGTACAGTTACAGGCAGTCAAGCAAATGGTATTTTATATTGTTTTAATTTTAATAATTCAAGCGAATTTTCATTTATAACAAAGGAAAGTTCAAATTTTGATGACAGGGGAACTGTTACATTAAATGGCTCACAGGGTGGAGCAGTACATACAGTTGCACAAACTTGTGACGGGGTATCACTGTTTTCAAATACAGATAATATTGCAGGTGGAACATTTAAATTGTATGGACTTGTTAAATAATATAGTAAGATAAGGAGAGGTAATTATGGCAAAGACAAAAGAACAGTTACAAACAGAAGCAGACGCAGAGATAGAATCTGCAAAGCCTTTGTACAAACAAGTTAATAATGAGCGAATGGAGTTTGAGGAATCAGACTATGCTCAAGCTAAGATTGACTTAGGTAACTTTAAATGGGAAGAACAACAGTTTGGATATATACAAGCTAGGCAAGAATCCTATGGTGCTATTGGAGACCAACTAGACCAACTCTATTGGGACATAGACGCAGGTAAACTAGATAAAACAGGCGAATGGTACAAAGCTATTAAAAAAGTCAAAGACGATAATCCAAAACCTGAATAATGAAACTTGATGTTGTAAGAACACAGTTTGGCAAAGACGCTACAAACGGAATGCTTTTTATTGACGGTGTGTTTGAGTGCTATACTTTAGAAGATGAAATGAGAGATGTAAAGGTATATGGAGAGACTGCTATACCTGAAGGAACTTATCCTGTTGAATTTAGAAAAGAAGGTGGATTTCACCAACGATATTCTGCAAGATACAAGAACGCACACTACGGTATGCTCGAAATAAAAAATATACCGAACTTTAAATGGGTGCTTTTTCATAGTGGGAATACAGACGAAAATTCGGCAGGTTGCGTCTTAGTTGGAGACACACAACAAGATTTAGATGTAAGTAAAGACGGATTTATAGGCTCAAGTAGAAATGCTTATAAAAAAATGTATGACAAGATTGCAGTCCCAATGGTTAATGGAGAAAAAGTTACGGTTACAATATCAAAAATTAATCTAAATGAGATAGTAGAAGAATCTGTAACTAAATTATCTAACAAGTCTCCACAGAATATGATTGGAGCAAATGACATATATGAAAAAATTTCAGAGATAAATGGTAATCTGAAAATCTTAGAAGCTAAACTAGAAGGCAGAAATATTACCTAAATAAAGGTTAGTTTGAAATTAAAGTGTCATATTTGCCACAACCCAACCAAACTTTATAAAGTAGGTTTCAAGTGTGTGCAAAAAAAATGCAAGATGTATGGTAAGGTATTGATAAGCAACCCAATTAAGAAGGAAGAAGAATAGTGAAAGATAAAAACTATTGGAAGTTTATTTTAGACAAGGCTTTTAAGACAGGTTTACAAAGTTCTATCTCTTTGTTTCTCGCACAGAATTCAGGGATAATTTCTGCTGACCTACTTGAATTAGTGTCGGTAGCTTTTTTAACTGCGTTCCTTAGCGTTATTCAAAACGGTCTACTACAAGCTAAACCTAAATATACATTTGAAGAAAAATAATAGGTGCTTAACCTAAAGAAGTTTTTGTGTATAGCTTCTCTGTGCTTTATAGCAGTACCTTTGCCTGTCATAGCTGAAGAAGATACTACAACAACTACTACAACTACAACCACAATCCCTGAAGGAGAAGTAGAAGAAGTAGAGACTTTTGACGGAACAACTACAACTACAACAACAATTCCTGAGAATACATCTACAACTAGCACAACAACTACAAGTACAACAACTACAACTGTGCCTGAGACTTGGGAACAGAGTACAGATATGGTTATACCTGAAGATGAACTAGATATACAAGGAAACGAAGTTCAAAATAACATTGACATAAATAATACTTGGACAGGACAATATGGTTGTACTGACTATTGTATAAATTTAGAATTTAGGCAACACGGTGGAGAAGGTGCTGATTATGAATTTGATTTACCTGAAACTACAACTATTGATGAAGAAGAACTCGAAATAGATATTTATGAAGTTGGTTTTACAATAGGTGCTTTGAACAATGAATCAACAGTAACTTATACGCATACAGACGAGACTACACAAACAGATACAATAGAAGCTCAAACTTTTACTTCTGCTGAATCTATGTATGAAGTTGTTGTTTACAACATAAGAGAAACCTTAGATACTTTTATTGATAAGTTTACTTTGACACTTAATGATTGGACTTTAGTAGATAACATAAGTTTTAAATATATTGAGCCAACAACAACGACCACTACAACAACAACTACTACTACTACTACTACTACTTTGCCACCACCACCTGTTGTTTATGAGCCACCACCACCACCTGAGCCTGAGATTTTTGTTGTTATTTTAGATAATGGAGAAGAAGCTGAGTATGAAGAACACGAGATACAAGACGGAACGGTAGAGAGAGATAATGAACGACAAAAGAATTATGAATTATACGGTGTAGAATTAACTGACGAGCAGGTTGCAAGGGGAGATTTAGAGTTATATGACATTGAAGAACAAGATGTGGAAGAAATCGGAGACGAGTTTTTTGATGATGTTGATGTACTTGACATTGTGGAAGATGAGCTTACTGAAGAAGAACTTGAACGACAAATGGAGTTTGATGATAAACTCTTGGAACTTGAAGAAGAAATGGAAATATTTGAGTTTGATACTGAAGAAGAAGCAAAAGAGTTTGTTGAAACAATACTTGAAGTACAGGAATACATTGAAGAAATAGAAGATATTTATATTGAAGAAATTACTATTGAAGATATACCTGAAGAAATAATAATTGTTATAGAAGAAGAAGAATTAGAAGATGAGTTGGACGAAGAAATATTTACAGATGACACCGAGTCAGAGACAGAAATTCAAGAAGAAGATGAAGTCATTGTCGAAGAAGTTGAATTAACAGAAGAAGAAATACAAGTAGAAGTTAAAGAAGTTGAAGAAAAGATTGAAGCTATACAAGAGACTGAAGTTGAAGAACTTGAAACAGAACAAGTTGTTGCAATCATTGAAGAAGTTAATGACGCAGGATTGGAAAATCTTGACGAAGTTAGCGAAGATGTACTTGAAGTTGTAGCTCAAGTTGTAGAACAATCAATAGAAAAAGCTGACGAACTTACAGAAGAACAACAGGAAGTCGTGGCAGAAGTTCTTGGATTTACAGAAACAGAAGATGTACAAGTTATTGCAGAAGCAGTAAAGACTGATGAAACAGTAGCAAAAGCAGTAGAAGAATATGTAGAGAGAGCAGTTGAGAACTCTGACATAGAAGATTACAACTTAGCAGATGTTACAACAGAAATTACTTTTGAGTCTTTAGCTCAGGGAGACTTTAGTGTTATTATTGATGTTGATTTAGACGCAATAAATTTAACAAATATTACTGATGATATGAGTTCTCAGCAAAAGGAAAAGGCACAGGAAGTCATAGTGCCAACAATTATGGTAAGAATTTTATCATTAGCAGTAAGGAGATTTAATTGATAAAAGAATTGTGGTCTTGGTTGATTGAAGCAGTAAAAGAAACTCTTAATCTTGCTTGGACATTGGTGGGAATGATTATTGCAATATTGACTTTGAGTGGTGCGTCTAGGACGATAACTTTTTATGCAACTGTAATTACTTTGGCAATATGGTTAATTACAATTAGATTTAGAAAATAATGTGTTTGATAACTAAAAAAGATGACGGCTCTTTTGTGCAGATATGTAACTGTGATTACGGAAGCAGTCATTGTAAGGAGAACTAATGGCAGATAGTGGAATGACAAATAAAGAGATGTTAATGCTTGTTTTAGAAGGACAAGATAAGATAAATTCACGCATTGATGAGCTTCACGAGAAGGTAAATACAAAGATTTCAAGGTCAGAACTTATGGCTACTGCTACCTTTATTGTGATACTTATTGGTGGAATTATCCAATATTCTATGTAAATTAGCCATTTAGAGCCGTTTTAAGACATAGTTTTACCTTTTAATACAAAAGACCCTAGAAGCTATTGCTAGTATCTAAGGTCTTTTTTTTATTTATAAATCACAGATTCGTCAATTTATGATTTATAATACTTATTGTGAATAAAGTAAAAGGAACAAGTTGTATGTTCTGTGGCAT